AAAGTATAAAAACGTCGATGGCGTCTTAGTTATTAGCGCAAGCGCGCTCAAAGAAGTCTCACTGGTCACAGATCCGGCCATAGCATCAGCGAAGGTCGCGGTCGCAGCTAGTGAGCCAGAAGATTCTGAATCCGTCGTGGAAACAGAAGAACAAACTACCGAAGGAGAAAACGAAGTGGAAACAACTCCAACCGTCACAGAAGCACCAGCCGAAACGGTTGAGGCTTCCAAAGTCGTACAGGCCGAGGCATCTCGTCCGCTCTATTTCACATCACCACGTTCACCAGTAATTTCTGGTGGATCATATTTAGAACACTCAATCAAGGCAACGCTAGGCAACGAAGATTCTCGCCAGTACATCAAGGCAGCAGATGATTCATTCACAACAAATCCAGCGTTCTCACCAGTTTCATACGTTCGCGATGTAGCAACTAACACAAACGCAGATCGTCCAGTCATTGAAGCTTGCGGTGGAACACGTCCACTTAATAGCTACGGAATGACGGTTTCTATTCCTAAAATTACGGCTAACAGTACGGCCGCGACAGTGGCCGAAGGAGGAGATCCAACTGCAACTACAGCGATCACTTCAGCTTACGTCAATGCAACAGTAATCAAGAAGGCTGGATTCCAGCGTTACTCAGTAGAATTGCTAGATCGTTCAGATCCATCATTCTATGAAATTATGCTTCAAAATCTTCGCGATGCGTATGCTCAGGCAACTGATGCTTATGTAATTGCTCAAATCACTGCTGGTGGAACACAGGCAACTGCAACTGCTGCTGATTCAGCCGGATTGATTTCATTCGTATCAACAGAAGCACCAGCTGCTTACACTGCAACAAAGCGCACTGCTAAGTCATTCGTTTCAGGTACTTCAATCTGGACTACGCTTCTCGGCGCAACAGATACAACAGGTCGTCCAATTTACAACGCTGGAAATCCTATGAACAATGCTGGATCAGCCATGCCAACATCTATTCGCGGAAACGTTCTTGGACTTGATTACTATGTAGATCCAAACATGGTTTCAACATCAATCGACGAATCAGCATTCATCATCGATCCACGTTCAATCGAAATCTTTGAATCTCCAGCTCTGACATTGGCCACAAACGTGCCAACAACAGGCGAGATTGAGATCATGCTCTACGGTTACATCGCAGCGCAAGCAACCTTCGCAGGTGGCCTACGTCGCTTTAACCTAACCTAAGCAAACTAATCATGGGCTAGGTGCGCTCCCGTATCTAGCCCAGCAGCTCACATAAAGGAGACAGAGATGCCAGCAATCATTACCGTAGCAAGCCTTCGGACGGTTCTTGGCGTCTCTGTCGCCCTTTATTCTGATGCCTATCTTGAAGGCATTATCGATTCAGCCGAGCAGGTAATTCTGCCGCTATTGACTGCCAATCAGAACTCAGTCGCCGCCGTTTATCTTCAAAATAATGTCGCCTATTACATAACTCAAAAGCCGAACACATTCGTCGCCGGTCAGAGTGTTGTCGTTACAGGTTGCGTCCCAGCAACATTCAATGGAACACAGACAGTCACATCAAATTACTATGATCCTTTTCCTTACTTACCTTTCGCATATCCGGCTCCATATTTTTACTTTACTTCTGCCATTACAAATGCAGACATTACCTTTCGTCCAGTCATTCCTGGCGGCGTAGCTTATCTATCCGGGGCAGACGCGGCCACGCTCTATGCGAATACCGACGCAGTCGAACAGGCGGTCACCATCGTCAGCGTTGAGATATTCCAGAGCGTGGTCGCTCCAGGTGGCCAGATCGAAGGCGTGGATTTTCAGCCATCGCCATATCGAATGGGTCGATCACTGCAAAATCGCGTCATAGGTTTATTAGGTAATTACATCGACGTTTCAACGATGGCTATGTGATGCCTACACCAACATCAATCGCAACCAACGTCAGAGGCACTCTTGCGACTGCTCTCTCTGGCGTCGTGGCTTCTGTGTATAGCTCTCCACCAGAGGCAGTCATTCCTCCAGCTTGCGTAATCGTTCCAGATTCGCCTTACTTAGAAACGACAACAATCGGCAAATCGCAGGTACGCGTGAAAATCAATTTCGTGGTCACTGCGGCCGTTGCTTACAACAACACGGCCGGAGCACTGGACAATCTTGAGCAGCTTATTATCAGCATCATCGCAGCGATGCCAGGCGGATATGAAGTCGGAGACGTTCAACGTCCGACAATCCAACAGGTCGGCGCGACCAACCTACTAGTGGCGGATCTCGCGGTCAGCACTTACTACACACAAGAGACAATCTAAGGAGACAAGAAATGCCAACAACAATCGTCACCGGTCGCGACATAACCTTCACGCTTGCGACTGTAAACTATGACGCGCAGACAACTGCCGTCACTTTAGTCAATGCACCAGTCATTACGACTTATCAGACACTTGATGGAAAAGCCTATAAGCACATCGATGATCAATGGACACTTAACATCGAGCTTCTTGCAGACTGGGGCGCAACATCATCACTCTTTGAAGCGATGTGGACTGCGTTCACTTCTGCTCCTAACACTGCACTTGCATTCACACTCGTATCAGCTACCGGCGCATCATTCGCTGGCACTGCTTTCCCAGTGGCTCCAACTGCTGGCGGCACTGCACCAGATGCACAGACTGACTCATGGTCAATGCTCTGCGCTTCAACTCCAGTCTTAACAATCAGCTAATCGAAAGAGAAACGGGAGCACATAATGAGACTACCAATCACCATCGAATACACCTCCGGCGAGTTCGGCACTTACACTGCACAACCGCCAGAGTGGGCTAAATGGGAACAAAAGACAGGCAGCACAATTTCGCAGGCGCAGGAGAAGATTGGAATCTCTGATCTTCTCTTCCTTGCGTGGAATGCGATGAAACGTGAAGCCGGTGGCAAGCCAATCAAAGGCTATGAAGTCTGGTGTGAAACAGTGGCCGACGTGACAGTCGGTGACGTTCTCCCAAAAGTTACGCCGCCGGAAGCGTAAATCGAATCCTGGTGGAGTTAGCCATAGCCACAGGAATACCGATGAGCGAATGGACGACGGCGGAGCAAATCTATACGGCTTTCGAGATACTGGAGAAACAGAATGAGCGACAACGTTGAGATTGCCTATGACAAGACAGATCTTCGTCGCATTACTTCAGCATTTAAGGCGATGGACGCAGAAGCTACTGATGCAGCTAAAAGAGAATCATCAGCTCTTGCAGAGTTCGCTCAAGGCAAGATTCAACAGAAGGCGACCAGTCGAGGCGAGGCCGCCAATCGAATTGCCAGTGGCTCCCGTGTGTCGAAATCTTCCAAGATTGGTGAGCTCTCTTTCGGCTTTGTTAGTCAAAGATTTTCTGGCGGTGGAACGACAAAGGATCTCTGGGGCGGTACAGAGTTCGGATCTAACAAGTTTAAGCAATTTCCAGTCTGGTCAGGCAGTGGTATTCGCGGCGGTTCCAAAGGTTGGTTTATTTATCCGACACTCCGCGAAATCCAGCCAGACTTGATTGCTAAGTGGGAAACTGCTTTCGACAGAATCTTAAGGGAGTGGTAAATGGCCGGACAATCGCGCACACTTAAGCTCTCGATTCTTGCTGATGTAGATCAACTAAAGAAATCGCTCAATGCAGCTAATACTGACGTCGATAGTTCCTCAACAAAAATGCTCGACTTCGGCAAAAAAGCAGGATTGGCTTTCGCCGCAGCCGGAGCTGCTGCTGGAGCTTATGCAATCAAAATCGGAATCGATGGAGTCAAGGCCGCGATTGAAGATGAAGCTTCACAAAATAAACTGGCCAATGCTTTAGAAAATGCTACTGGTGCAACGAATGCACAAATCGCAGCAACTGAAGCATCGATTCTTAAAATGTCTTTGGCGACTGGTGTAGCAGATGACAAGCTTCGTCCAGCGTTGCAGCGACTAGCAATTTCAACTGGAGACATCAGCAAGGCGCAGGATCTTCTTACTGTTGCCCTTGATGTAGCTACTGCAACTGGAAAGCCACTGGAGACTGTTGCCAATGCAATCGGAAAAGCCTACGACGGCAATACGGCAGCTCTAGGCAAACTAGGAATTGGATTATCCGCAGCAGAGCTTAAAACAATGACCTTCACAGACGTCCAGCAAAAATTAACAGATTTATTTGGTGGAGCTGCTGCCGCAAATGCAGAAACTTATCAAGGCAAAATCGCAATCTTGAAAGTCAGCTTTGATGAAGCGAAAGAAACTATTGGCACAGGTTTATTGCCAATGGTTACTTCATTAATTGATTACATTAATGACAACGTCCTTCCAGCTTTCAATGCTTTCGCCTTAGGATTTAGTGGTAAAGGAAAACTTAAAGATGGAATGACCAGCACTGAAACGGCTGCATTCGGTTTTGGAGAAACAGTAAAAGGTCTTACAACATCTTTAACTAAAATGTTTGGCGTGTTTAATAGCGAAGCGAATACAGGTCAAAGCTCTGGCTTAGGAAAGATGATTGGCTGGCTAAATACAATCATTGCAGCTTTGGATAAGGTTGTTAAGTTTGCTTCATTTACTTTAGGTTTATTAGGCGTCATTACTGATCCAAGTAAATGGGGCTTGTCTGCTTCTGAAACGCGCAGTCTTATAGAGTCAAAAATTAGCGGACAATCATTCGCTACGACAGGCGCGCCAGGTGCAATTCGCGGCGGTGGATTATCATCGCAAGCAGTCGTTCCTTCTATGGGCGGAGGCGGAGGAGGCGGAGGCGGAGGAGGCGGCGGTGGTATTGCATCAGCAGCAGCCGGCGCAATCAAGGTTGCATCAGCAGCAGGTGGAGGCTTTACCGATTCACAGAATGCGGCTCGTTTAGCTGCTATGGGCGGCGGAGGATTTACGGATTCTCAGAACGCTGCTCGAATCAATCTCACAGTCAATGGCGCAATCGATGCCGAAGGCACTGCTCGCACAATCATCAGCGTGCTCAATGATTCGTTCTATCGTGGCACTGGCGGAGCCGGCGCACTTCAGGCAATCTAATGACACAGTGGGCTCCAGTCTGGAAAGTCTTAATTGCAGGCATTGAATACACTGACGTTGTTCTAGCCAACCTTTCAATTTCATCAGGGCGATCTAATATCTACGAACAGGCTCAAGCCGGCTATTGCACAATCAATCTCATCAATCTTGATCTTGGCGCTATCACGGCCGAAATCAATGACGCAGTTTCAATCCAAGTCAAAGACACGGCCGGAGCTTACGTGCCAATCTTTGGCGGATCTATTGTGGACGTCGCCGTAACAGTGTCACAGACCGGCTCAGTAGCAATTACTCAGGAAGTCACCATCACGGCTCTAGGAGCCCTTGCAAGGCTTCAGAAGGTCTTAACTCTGGGCGTCTTGTCTAAGGATTTCGACGGCGACCAGATCTATACAATCCTTGAGGATTTACTGGTCAATAACTGGTCAGAGGTTCCGGCAGCTCTAACGTGGGCGAACTACACTCCAGCAACTACAACCTGGGCTACTGCTGAAAATACTGGACTTGGAGAGATAGATCGTCCAGGCAATTATGAGCTGGCAAATCGCGGATCTAGTCAGATAATTACTTGGAATCTGGTTGCCGACCTTGCAACTTCTGGACTTGGTTATTTATACGAGGACGCGTCTGGACTTATCTCTTATGCGGATTCCACACATCGTTCGACTTACTTAGCCACGTACGGATACACGGATTTAGATGCCAATCAAGCTTTAGGCCGTGGAATTAAGATTCAGACTAAAGCTGGAGATATTCGCAACGATGTCTCTATTGTCTGGAAGTCTGGAACAAAGACGGCTACCGATGCAGCTTCAATCGCACTCTATGGAAAACTTGCGCAGCAGATTACGACTTCGCTAGAGCACGCGACCGATGCCGAAGATCAGGCAAATTTTTATCTGAC